TGCTTGGGGGTCGTCCCGGCTGTCATCGGCCACTCCCGGGTCGAGAATCACATCAATGTGATTCTCCCCGAAACCCGACCTACCTGCGACCACGCGCCCTCGCGAAAAACACCAGCCACCTAGCTGCGGTTTCCCTTCCACGGCATCGAGCGTAGCATTTCCCACTAGATCAGTGGGAAATGCTCGAGGAGCGCCAATGCCCGACCTGCTCGACCAGCTGCGGGAGCAGCGCACCGCGGCCCGGGCCGCGGCCGATGAGATCCTGAACCGGGCCGCGGCCGAGCAGCGGGACCTGACCGCCGCCGAGCTCGCCGGCTATCAGGCCCGGGTGGTCGAGCAGCGCACCGCCGAGGACGCTATCGACGCCGAGCGCGACCGCCAGGTGGCCGAGCTGCGGGCCGCGTCGACCCGCCGGCCTGGCGCCGACGTTCCCCGGTCGCCCGTGCTCACCCGCGAGCAGTCGGTGTACGACTACCTGGCCGCCTGGGGCCGGTTCGACCCGGCCGAGCAGGACCTGAGCTTCGACCGCTACCTGCGCGGCATGGCGACCGCCGACTGGACCGGCGCTGAGCACGAGCGGGCGCTGGCCGAGGCGACGACCGGCGCCGGTGGGGCGCTGGTGCCGGCGCCGCTGTCGGCCCGGGTGATCGACCTGGCCCGCAACCGCACCGTCGTGTTCCGGGCGGGCGCCCAGACCGTGCCCATGACGTCCCAGACCCTGGCCCTGGCCCGCCTGACGTCGGAGGCAGCCCGGCGTGGAAGTCGGAGAACGCGACGATCGCCGCGGCCGACATGGTGTTCGACCGGGTGACCTTCACCGCCCGGACCCTGGTGCGGACCATCCTGCTGTCGGTTGAGCTATTCGAGGACGCCGACCCGTCCAGCGAGGACGTGATCGCCAACGCCTTCGCCGGGCAGATGGCCGTCGAGTCGGACCGGGTGGCGCTGCTGGGCACGGGCACGGCGCCCGAGCCGCGGGGCGTGCTCAACCAGTCGGGTGTGACGCTCACCGACCACGGCGCCGCCGGCACCGTGATCACGAACTACGATTGGTGGTTGGATGCGATCGGCGCCGTGCGGGCCGCCGGGTTCGAACCCAACGCCCACATCCAGGCGCCGAGGTCGTCGACGTCGCTTTCCAAGCTGAAGGAAGCGACGACCAACGCCTACCTCACCCCGCCGGCTGGGCTGCTGTCGATGCTGACCACCAAGAGCGTCCCGATCAACATCACCGTCGGCGCCAGCACCGACAGGTCGTACATCTTTACCGCCGACTGGTCGCAGCTGCTGGTCGGGATCCGGACCGACTTCACCCTGCGCTTCCTAGGCGAGCGATACCTGGCCGACAACCTGCAGTACGCCTTCCTGGCTTATCTGCGTGCCGACGTCCAGCTCGCCCAGCCAACGGCGTTCGTGGTTGACCGGGGAGTGAGGACCTGATGACCGACCGATCGACGCCGACGTGGCCCCGGGCGTCGAGCTGACCGAGAAGGGCCCTGACTTCGAGCGCCGCGTGGGCGAGGTAGCCGGCGTCCGCAACCGGCCCGCCCCGGCCGCGGTCGAGCTGGCCGACCAGGACCTGCTGTTCGGCGAGGTCGACGACAAGGGCCACGGCTCGGGCACGCTGGTCGCCAAGGGCGATCCCATCCCGGCGCAGCTGGCCGCGCTTCCCCGGCGGCCAGCTGCGCCCCGGGAAGCACGCAAGCGGTAGGCCGTGGCGACGTGGTTCGATCGGTGGGTATGGCGACGGACTGAGGATCGCCAGCAGCTCACCCTAGAGCAGCTGCTCGCCGAGGAGGCCCGCCCGACCGCCGCCGGCGAACCCGTCACCGTCGATCGGCGCTGCAGCTGAGCACCGTGTGGGGCTGCGTCCGGCTGCTGGCCGACTCGGTCAGTACGCTGCCCTTGCACGTCTACCGAGGCGACGACCGCGACCCCATCCCCACACCCACACCCCGGCTCCTGCAGCGGCCGAGCGCCGACTTCCCCGAGCTGGCCGATTGGTTGTGGGCCATCATGGCGTCGCTGCTGCTGCGCGGGAACCCCTGGGGTGTCATCACCGACCCGGGCCGCCGCCGGTTTACTGCCCAGCCAAGTTGACTTAAGTCCACCCCGATCGGGTGGCCGTGGTCACCAACAGCGACGGTACCCAAACCATCCGGATCGGTGGCGAGCCCTACAGTCGCGCCGACCTGTTCCATGTCAAGGCGTTCCCCTGGCCCGGGTCGCTGCTCGGGCTGTCCCCGATCGCCTATGCCCGCGAGGCCATCGGCCTCGGCCTCGGCGCCGAGAAGGACGGCGCCGCCTACTTCGGCGACGCCATGGTGCCCAGCGCCGTGCTCGAATCCGACCAGGACATCAAGCGCGAGAGTGCCCAGCGGCTCAAGGCCGAGTACGTCGAGCTGCTGCGCCGCCGCCGCCGCGACATCGCCGTGCTCGGCTCGGGCGCCAAGCTGCGGGCCATCGCCATCGCCCCCGACGAAGCCCAGTTCATCCAGACCCAGAAGTTCAACGTCTCGACCATCTGCCGCTTCTACGGGGTGCCGCCCGAGATGATGGGCGGCGAGACGGCCGGCCATGAGGCCTACACCAGCCCGGAAATGCGGGGTACCGACTTCCTGACCTTCACCCTGCGCCCCTGGCTGCTGCGGGTCGAGCGCGCCGTGTCGGGGCTGCTGCCGTCAACCCAACGGGCCAAGTTCAACGCGGGCGGGTTCCTGCGCGCGACCTTGAAAGAGCAGTACGAAGCACTCGCCATCGGTGTCGGCGCCGGGATCGTCATGCCCAATGAGGCCAGGAGAAAGCTCGACCTGCCGGCCATCCCCGGACTCGACCAGCCATCCGCACCGCCCGAGGGGACAGTCGCATGACCGAGCTACTGACCCGCGCGTTTCCGGTCAACCTCGCCGTGCGAGACAAGGGCGACGGCCGGACCCTGGTCGGGCCGCTCGTTCCCTGGGGTGTCGAGGCGCGCGTACTCGACCGGGGCCGGCTGGTCGTCGAGACGTTCGAGCGCGGCGCCCTGGCCGGCGCCGACCCCGCCCGGATCCCGCTCACCGCCAAGCATCCCCGGGACAACCAGGAACTACCGATCGGGGTAACCGTCGAGCTGGAAGAGCGCGCCGACGCGGCATGGGGCGCATGGCGGGTATCCAAGACGGCGCTCGGCGACGAGGTCTTGGAGCTGGCCCGCGACGGAGTACCGCTCGGGCTGTCGGTTGGCTTTGCTGAAGTCGCGGGCGGTAGCCGCTGGTCGGCCGACCGCCGCCGCGTCACCCGCACCCGAGCTGCGCTGGACCACGTGGCCATTGTCAGGGTGGGCGCCTACGCTGGCGCCGGCGTCATTGGTGTCCGGGCCAGGGGAGGCCCGGGGAACTCGGGGGTCCCGCTGGCCACCCTGGCCCGGATGCGTCGCTAGCCATGGGCCGCAAGCAGGACAACACCCGGCTGTCGCCGTGGCTGCCCGTTCACGAGCAGCAGGCGCGCCGTTGCATCGGCTGCCGCCGCCCCGTCGTCACCGGCGACCGCTGCCCATCCTGCCAAGACGAACTCCGCACCCGGGGCGCAAGCACCGCAGACGCAGATGAGCCATAGACAGACGCTGCGTGCGGCGGGCTCCGCTCCGAACGGACTCTCGCGGTCCCCAACATCGACGGTCTCCCAACCGTCGGCGCGCAGAGTCCTGAGCCCACCGCACGCTCAAGCGCCATCCTTCCCGGGGACGGCCCAGCCAAACCTGCCTGCCCGGCTGCTTCTTCCGCTCGCTCCAACGCCAGGAGGGTTCTCCACTGCCACGCCGCACCAGCACGGGCGGGCCCACGGGCCGGCCATGGCGACGGGTACGGGCCCGGGTACTGGCCGCCGCCTCCGATGTCTGCTACCTGTGCGGCCATCCCGGGGCCGGCGCCGTCGACCACGTCATCAGCCGCAAGCTCCGCCCCGACCTGGCCCTGGACCCGGCCAACCTGCGCCCTGTGCATGGGTCACTGAGCCGCTGCCCGTGGTGCAAGCGCGCCTGCAACGAAGCCAAGGGCGACCGGGCCGGGCTGCCCCGGCGCCAGCAACCACGGCAGTCGCGGCGATGGTGACCCGGTTCCCCCCTGGCCGACCAGCGGACGACCCCGCGACCCTGTTCCGGTGTATGTGTCCATGACGACGGCCGCTGCCGCGGTGGACTGCCCGCCCCGGTTCGCCACCCCCGCGACCCGTCTCGGCCGACGCTAGGGGGCGACGTGGCCGCCATCGCCGAGCAGCTCGGCACCCCGTTCATGCCCTGGCAGCCTCAGGTCGCCGACGTGGCCATGGAAGTCGACCCGGCGACCGGGTTGCTGGCCTACCGCGAGGTCGACCTGACCACGCCGCGCCAGTCCGGCAAGACGACCCTGGAGCTGGCCGTGCTGGTGCATCGCTGCCGGACCTGGGTCCGGTCCTGGGCGCTCTATCAGCGCAGGACTGCATTCACGCGCGGTCCAAATGGGAAGACGACCACGTGGCCACGCTCGACCGCTCGCCGTTCGCGGGCGAGTACCGGGTGCGCTACCAGCGGGGCGACGAGGCGATTCGCTGGCACAACGGGTCGCGCCATGGCATCACGGCGCCGGGCGAGAAAGCCGGCCATTCTGATGTGCTCGACCTGGCCGTGGCCGACGAGGCGTGGGGCCTTGAAGACAGCCGGCTAGAGCAGGGCTTGAGCCCGACCATGGTCACCCGCCCACAGCCGCAGCTGTGGGTCGTGTCGACCGCTGGCACCGTCCGCTCGGCGTACCTGCGCGCCAAGGTCGAGCAGGGCCGGGCCCGGGTCGGTACTGATCGGCGCTCGGCGGTCGCCTACTTCGAGTGGTCGGCGCCCGAGGGCTCGGACCCGGCCGACCCGCAGACGTGGCGGGGCTGCATGCCGACGCTCGGCCATACCGTCCGCGAGGCAACCATCGCGCACGAGTTCGAGCGGCTAGACCTGGCCGACTTCTGTCGGGCGTATCTCAACTGGTGGCCGGGTGAGATTCCGAACGACTGGCAGGTCATCAACGAGGCGGCGTGGCGGGTCCTGGCCGACCCGTCATCGGCCGCCGTCGACCCGGTGGCGTTCGCCGCCGACGTCACCCCCGACCGCTCGGCCGCCGCCATCGCCGTGGCCGGGCTGCGCCCCGACGGGCTCGGCCACGTTGAGGTCGTCGACCACCGCCCCGGGACCGGGTGGGTCGTGGGGCGCCTGGTCGAGCTGGCCGTCCGTTGGTCGCCGTGCGCCGTCGTGGTCGACGAGGTGGGCCCGGCCGGGTCGCTGGTGGCGCCGCTCGAGGCCGCCGAGCTCGAGGTGGTGAAGCCGTCCGCCCGGGCCCGGGCCGCCGCCGACAGCGGGTTCTATGACGCCGTGGTCGGGGGTCGCTGCGCTATGTCCCCCACCCGGGGCTCGACGCCGCCGTCGCCGGCGCCGCCAAACGACCGCTCGGCGACAGCTGGGCATGGGCCCGGCGGGGGTTGAGCGTCGATATCGCGCCGCTGGTGGCCGTGTCGCTGGCCCGCTGGGGCCACGCCACCCGGGCCCATGCCTACGACCGCGAACCGGCCGTCTATTTCTAAGCGAGCCACGGCCCCGGAGGTCTCCCGAACCCCCAGGGGCCGTGGCTCTGATCGGGCGGAGCAGAGTGGAGTGACGCCGCCCGCCCGATCTTTAGGCCGGTGGCCAACCCTCGGATGCCGGGCCCAAAGCACCTGACCACCGACCTACGAGGAACGCCAACGCAGCTGCTCTCGTTACGTGCGAACAGGCGAACGCCCCGACCGCGGGTGGGTTAAACGGCCGGGGCGTTGCACCTTTCATGGCGCGCGTAGCACTACAGAGAGCGGCTACGGGCCGTCAGGCGTTACATCGGGGCGGCCCGCGGCTACTCGCCCCAGGTTTCGGCGAGGTACGCCGAAATCTGCTCGCGTATGGCCATGCGCTTGCCCAGGTTCCCGGTGCGCCCAGTGACCGGGGATGCGCTGCTGCTGGGCATGGGGGAGCGCTACGACGCGCTCGTCCAGGTCGACGACGGCGCCTTCCCGCTGGTGGCGGTAGCAGAGGGTAAGTCGG